TTATTGCATGCACTAAATGTGGTGCTGATTATTGTGGCCGGGTTGCAAAAGTCAAAAAGTGTCTCGTCAAATCCTGACACCGAAGCGGTGACGGAGAACTGCAACACATCGCAATACCACCCCCCGCAGCAATTGCAGTTCTCCGCTGCCTTGCCGTCCTGGACGATGATCGCGCCGTTCTTTGTGCCGATGCTGGTCATGTGCAGGCCGTGGTATCAAGCCACGCCAAGCCTCCGTTGGCAGAGTGAGCAAGCACTTGCTGCTTTGACGCGGAGTATCCTGTCAGGCCGTGCAAATCAAACGACGCTAGATAGAACCCTGCATTGGCCCGAGCCAGCACAACCCACACGCCTGACGGAATTGTGGCCGCATAGTTCCACGCCACCACGGTATCGCCACTCGACGCTGCCTCGCTGCCAGGATCACCAACGTACAGCGTCAACGTCTGGCTTGTGCCCTTCGTCCACGTCTCCGTCGTCTTGCTCAGATAGTGCGACGAGGCGTAGGCGTGCGAGCTTCCCGTCAACCCGCTCTGGTTCCGGCTCCCGCCTTGAACGGTGCGCACGGTTTCTGCGATAGCCTTGGCGGCGTCGTGCGTGAACGTGACGCCCTTTGATTTTGTCGCTTTGTCGCGGGATGCCATGTTTCATGCTCGCTATGGCAACTGAGTGAACACGCCCGCGTAGGCGGCTTCGCGATAGACCTTGAACGTCAACATATCGGGCGGCTGGCCGGGAGTCTTAGCCCTGCCATTGCTCAATGCCGCCGGTTCGCTCACCGGCTCCTTGAGCTTGTCGAGAATCTTCTTGCGCTCGCCGCTGATGATCTCGCTGTACCCAACATCCCACAGCTTCAACGCCCAGCCCTCGGCACGGTAGGCGATTTCAACGGACACTTGCCAGTAGGCGACTTCAGCGTTGTTCACTTGCTCAACATCACGCTGCCCGCTGATCGCTTGAACCTTGAGCGTGCCGGGAGCGAACCCGCTCCACGAATCGCTGTTCACGGTGTTGATGTATCCCATCGCCATCGAGTACGGAAAGTATTGGCGATTGCCGGTGATCGTGATTCGCCACTCTGCGTTCTCTCGCTCTGCACCTTCTAGCGGATCGCCAGCGGTATTGACGATCAGTTTGGGAGACGAGAACCCGTCGTTGTAGTGGATGATGGCGGGAGCGGTGGACACGCCGCCGCTGAAAGAGAACTTGTCAGTTCGCTCCCAAGGAAGCTGAGCACGATCCTCCGGCTTGATGAGGTCGTATGTGAACTCGACTTTGTAATGCAACGGGTCGCCGTCGTTCTGGCACGACATATCGGTGCAGTACACCGCCGAAAACTCGGGATGCGGGTCGAGCCAGTTGATGCCGATGCTGTTGTTTATTTCAGAGACAGAAGTCGTCGGATCGTTCACGGTGGCAATGAACGTCCGCTTGCATTTGACGTTCTCGCCAAACTTCTGCGTTGCTCCTCGCCCGTCGATTACTTCACGCCATGCTATGACGGTCATATCTGCACAACCTCCGCTTCTGCCTCGGCAACACGCTCAAGCAGCCGCGTCTGCCGCTTCATCTCGTCGAGTTGTTTCTTTGTCGGATCGTCCTGGCCTCGCAGCAGACGGAAGAACGTGCTGGCCCCCTCACTGCTGTTCACATCCACAGCACCAACAGCACGGCGGTCAGGCTGATTGTTGCGGTCTTGCTTGTCCTTGGCATCGGCAACGCTCGCTTCAAGCTCATCGCGTATTCGTCCCTGCCGTGCCTTGAACTCGTCCTTGTCGATGAGCTTGGCGTCGAATGCTTCCTTGAGCTTCTTCTGCTCTTCGCGGAACTTGTCGGCAGCATCTTTCTCGGCGGCACCGGGCAGGCCCGCCGTGAACTTGTCTCGCACCTGCCCCTTGGCTTTTTCCTTTTCTTCCGCTGTCAGCGTTTGGTTCTTGTCGATCTCGGCAAGTTCTTCTTTGACCTTCTGCGTCTCGGTCTTGAGCGAGTCGCGTATCTTCTCCGCAAACTTCTGATCCTCGCCAAGCCGCTTCAGTTCTTCGTTCATCGCATCGACCGCTTCGCCCATCCGCGACTTTGCATCGTCTGGCGAGATGAGTCCGTTTTCCAAGTCGTCCTTGATCTGCTTGGCAGCGTTCGCAAACTGAGCGCGGATCGGATCGGCGGCGGAACCGAGTTCCTTTCCAGCCTTGGCAGAGTCACGAATCTTCGTTGCAATGTCCTCACTGGCCTTCTTCTGAGACTCGGCGTACTTCACCGCAGCCTGTGCAAGCGGGTCTTGCTTGGCAAATTCGTCACGAATCTTGCCCTCGGCGGCGGCACGCTGCTCGGCGGTCAACAGCCCGCGTTGCTCAAGGTCATTGACCTCTGCCACCTTCTTCTGCATTTCGTCGTACGGACTGAGCAGACTGTCCTTGATTGCCTTGGCACGATCCTCGGCACGCTTGCCTTCGGCTTCGTTTTCTTTCTCCAGTTCTTTGCGGCGTGCCATTTCCTCTTCGATGGCTTCGCGGTCTGCGCCGCCCTTGAGCGGCTTGATCTCGATGCCGGTCAGCTTTTCAAACCAACCAATCCACTCGCTGATCTCTTTTCCAATGGCAAAAAACGTGTCGGCAATGAACGTGCCGACCGCGCCGACCGCTTGGAAAATCGGGGCAAGCGTCTGGCTGTACGAAACGATCTCGACCACGCCGTCTATGATCTCGTAGATGCCAGAGATGGTCGCGCCAACGAACCGGCCAAACAGCCCCAGCCCCTCGCCAGCAAGCTGCACAATGAACCCGATGGGCTTGAGGATGCCGTCGAGCAGCGGCGAAAGCGGTGCCAGCGCAGATGCGAACCCGCCGAACGTCGCCGCCACGCCTTCGGCAATCGTCTGAAACAGCCCAGTGAACGGAGCCAATAGCGTTTCACCCAGCCGCGTCGTCGCCCGCGAGGCATTGTCAAACGCATCGTCGAGTGCCTTGAAGCGACCAACGTCGCCCGCGTTCATCACGCCGCCGAGCCGCTGGATGCCAGCACGCACAGCATCAATGCCAGCCAGGGCGGGTAGCACCTCGTTGCCAGCCTTGCCAAATATCTTCATTGCCAGCGCGGCGCGGGTGGCTGGGTCTTGGATTTCATTCAGCTTGCGAGCTGCGTCCTCAAGCAACGCACTCGGGTTGCTCTCCTGCAACTGCTGCTGCGAGATGCCGAGAGCAGAGAACGCAAGAGCTTGTTCCTTCGCCCCTGCACGGGCGGCACTGATGGCTTTCAAGCCTTTTGTCTGTGCTGACGCGAGAGCCTCGGTTTCGACGCCAGCCATGTTGGCGGCGACGGCCAGAACCTCAAACTCTTGAAACGACGTGCCGAGCCGCTCCGCAAGCTGACCAGTTCTCTCGACGCGAGAGCCAACGGCACCAATCGCCTCGGTCATCATCTTCAAGCCTTGCACGCCAGCGTAGGCGGCTGCGGCTATCAAGCCGATCTGCGGCGCAACGGCGACGAGCGAAGCACCGCCGGTCGAGCCAGCGTTGGCAACACCCTCACGAATCTGACCAACGAACGACGAGATGCCGCCTTTGATGCCGCCGCTCTTGAATCCTGCGATGGTGTCACCAAGCGACTTCTGCATCATGTCAAAACCACGGGCAGCGGCACCGAGCGGGCCGGGCAGACCGCCGAACGCATCGCCAACAGACTTCGCCGCCGGGCCTGCCTTGTCGAGTTCGTCCTTTGCTTTCTTGGTCGCCCTAGCGTGCGTCTCCTCGGTGATGGCGTTCTTTGCCAACAGGTCGTCGAGTTTCTTGACTTCCGCCTCGTACTTCTCGGTTGGCGTCAACATCGCCTGCGTGATGGCTTTGCCTTCTTCCATCGCACGATTGAGTTCCTGCATGGCAGGGTCGGCGGCATCGAGCGCAGCCTTTTCTTTTTGCACGCCAGCGGCGTGCGTCTCGGCGGTGATCGCGTTCTTGGCGAGCAAGTCGTCCAGTTCTTTGACGCTCCGCTCGTATTGCTGCTGCGGTGTCAGGAGCGACTCGGTGACAGCCTTGCCTCGCTCCATCGCCTTGTTTAGTTCGTCCTCGGCGGCTTTCGCAGCGGCGAACTCGGGCGTCAGTTCGTGCAGCTTTTGCTCGATAGCAGCCTTGGCTTGAGCGTACTGCTGATCGCTGATGAGGCCAGCTTCCTCTTGCTCCTTGAGCTTCGCCATCGCTTCGTTTAGCTGATCGGTCGGAGTCCGCAGCCCGCGAACCGTTTCTTGCGACTCCTTGAACACGCGCTGCATTTTCTGCATCGCGGTTTCGGTGCCGTTTACTTGTCCCGGCAGCGTGGCGATCGTTTGACGATATTGGTCAATGCTGACCTTGCCAGCCAGAAAGTCAGCTCGGTTCTGCTTCAAGTCAATCGACAACCGCTCAATCGGGCTGGTGCCAGCACGAACGGCGGCCACTGCCTTGGCTTGTGCGTCTGCCAACTCAGCCGCACCGCGACCGCTGCCCTCAAACGCAGTCTCTAACGCTTCAAGAGCAATCCGCGTCCGCTCAGCCTCGCTGACGTTTGAAAAACGCCGCATCGCGTTGCCGAGCTTCGTGCCAAACACATCTGCCGACCCGCCGCCGCGAAGGAACTCCGAAGCAAGTTCCTTCGTCACCGACTCAAAGCGAGTCGTATCAGCGGCGACTTTCTTCTGCGCCGCAGCAAAACCGCCGAGCTTGCCAACGATCTGATCGATGGCACCGGTCATTCCACCCGTAGAAGCGGTGAATGTTGCTCGTACGTTGCCGATTGCGTCAGCCATCGCTACCCGCCCTTGGGTTGAAACAAGCCGCCGAGCTTTTCAAGCTCCAGTTTGATCTGATCCTCGGTCATCGGCTTGTCGTAATACACCGGCAGAAACGAACGCTCGTCGATGTCTTTCGCACCAGCACTCCACGCAATCGTCGTTGCAATCCTCGCGGCCTGCATCCACTCCATGCCCCACGGCTCATGGATGTAGTACGCCGCCCAATCAACCAACTCGTCGCTATCAACAGTTGCCAGCAACTCTTTCACCGACCGCCCCAGTGCAAGGGCAAGCCGGTGATAGAACCGCCGCGAAAGCATGCCCTCGCGTGGAGGGCGATCTAGTTTTTTGCTGCTTCCTCCACGGCATCTTTCTGGAATCCATTGATCTTCATGCACTCGGTGAACAGCCGGTCAAGCACCAATGCGTTTTTCTCGCCAAGAGCATCGAGGTCGGCTTCTGTGAACAGCGGCGTGCCGTCTGCACCAACGAGGCAACGACGCAGCATCTTGAGCTTGTATCGCGGGACGAGCTTTTCTTCGCTGTTCGTCCACTCGCGTTCAAACGACTCACGCTCCGTGCCGCTCATTACTGACACAAGCACGGTGTCGCCCCACTCGGGCACGTCAACCTCGATGCGGCGGCGGTCGTTGGCGGCAAGAATCTGTTCTTTGGTCAAAGGCATGATCGGCTCCTGTGGTTATTCGTAGCTGCGCTTGAACGCATACGTGATCCTAAGTAGGTCGCCAACTTTTGCGGTGACCTTCATGTTCTCCATGAAGGCTGTCCCAAAGCTGAACGACCAACCTACGCCAGAGACGGAGAGAGCGTTCTTCGTGCCAACTCTGCCAATATCAAACGACTCGGCTATCGCTTCCAACTCGACGGTCTGGTCGCACGTCGTTTGCTCAAAGATGGAAACGTACTGGCCCGTATCTGGTGCGACGTTGGGGGCCAGCTCGCGGATTTCTTTCGTGCCTGTGGCGAACGAACCGCTCACGCCGACAATCTTGCCGAGCGACGTTTCGCCGAACAAAACGGACGTTCCCTGCGACGTGAGCATCAACGGCCCCTATTAGTCAGGGGTGCCGCCGAGCTTGAACGTCATGGAGAGCTTCACGACTTCGCCCACGGCATATTTCACGCTCGATGCCGTGCAGACGGCCGTTCCGTTGACCGCGCCGACGGAGGTTGAAAACGACCCAGATGAACCAATGGTGGGGTACGTCTCGTTAGTTGAATACAAGGCTTCCACCTTTACCTCATCGCCGTCAAGCAACTGCGCCGGTTCGTACGATCGCGGGTCGCCATCAGCAAGCGTCAGGTCGCTAGTGTCAATCGTTCCAGCCGAACGGCTGACATCAATGCCTGTGATGTGACCGATAGAGTTGCCAAATGACAGCGTCGCGCCTTGGCTGGACGTGGCAGGGATGTTGCTGGTGGGCATGAGTACCTCTTAATTCTTGGACAGCTTGAACGTGGCGGAACCCTTGATGATCTCTCCGACAGCCGACTTCAGGCTCGCTTGCGTACAAATGGCTTTTGTGCATTCGCCTGACTTCGTCGGTGCGAATGAGCCGGTAAGCGTGAACGTGTCTTTTGTACCGACTGCTGGGAGCGAGTTTCCGATGAAATCAATCTTCACTTCAGGCGAGTCGCTCAGCGGAGCCTTTTTGAAAATCCGCTTCTGACCAGATGCGATTCCGAGATGCGAAACGTCGGCTTGGTTAGCGGTAGCAGAAACGTCAAGAGACGTAATTCGGAACGATGCACTGCCAAACGTGAAGCCTGCACTGCTCTGCGAAGATGTAATCGTGCTGCCTTGTGCGTCTGCCATGTGTGCCTCCTGCTAGACCGTCGAAGTGACTCGTATTTCGTACTGTTGGCCCACCGAGTAGATGGGCATGGCTTTGCCGTCCACCGGCACAACGATGTCGTCCTGCTCAGTTTTCAGCAGGCTATAAAACACATTACTGCCCCAGAGGTCTTCCGTCGCTCCGTGTAGAACTGCGGTCACGACGTTCGCCGCCTCACGCACGGCGGCGTAGCTTTCGGCGTAGGTGTCAACCTGCACGGTGTAGGCGACGGCTTCCTGCTCCTCGCCAATCGCAAGCGTCTTGGTGTCACGGTTGACCGACAGCCGACGAAACACTGCAAACGTCAGAACGCCGCCGTTGTCGGCCTTTGTCGCACCCTGCGGGGCGATGATCGGATACACGCGGAAACCGAACAGGCTGGCCGTGCGAGGGTCGCTGGTCATCTTCCAGTGAACCCACTTTTCTGGAACGTCTTGCTGCATCACAGCCCCTTTCGTGCAACTTCCTGCAAGCCTTTGTCGAGGCCGCTTTGCATCTCGCGTACGAGAATGTCTCGGCACTGCCCAGCCGTCGAAGAGTACGCCCTGCCTAGCGGGTGCTGCGGGCGCGAGCCGCTGATGTGACGAGCGACCATCGGCCAAGTCTTTTCGCCGTTCCAGTACGGAGGTCGCCAGCCGGTTGCCTGCGCCATCTTGAACGAGGACAAGAACGGCCCGCGAGTTGGCACCCGGTCATTGGTGCCGAACTCGATGAGGTGGGAGTGGTAGCCAAGCTGATCAGTGATCGAAACAGCACGGCGGTAGCCGACCACGCCGAACGCCACGCCGCTTTTGTAGTAAACGCTCTCAGCCCCGACCGCCGCCCGTAGGTTTCCTGTCGGGCCAACCGGCGTGTTGGCAAGCAACGCTGCCTTCATCGGCGGCATTGCGGCGTCGATTGCTTTCTTGAGGTACTTGCGCGAGATTGTTGGAGGAAGGGACTGCAACGATGCGACAAGCCAATCACAGCCCTCCAGCCGCATTGAGTTGGACAGCGTGCCGTCAAATGTCGCCATCAGTCCACCTGTTCTGCGCAGAGGACTTCCTGCTCTTCCAGCCGGTTGCCACGCAGCAAGATGCTCTGAATGTTCAGCACGCCTCCCTGCCATCGCAGCCGATGCTTTGTCGTGAGGTCTGGCTGCGTTCGCATCCGTACCTTGTAGGTGATGACATTTTGGGTTCGCTCGCTTTGCACAGCCTCGCGAGCCGAGACAGCCATCACGCCTGCCCATACCGTCCTCACTATCGCCCACTGGTCGGCGGTCTGGACGCTTTCACCGAAAGCATTGAGCGACTGCTCGCTCAGCTTTTCGATGGTCACGCGGCGGCGCATCGTTCCGGCTGTGAGAACCATCAGTTCCCCAATACGATGATTTTGTACGGTGTGCCAGACGTGCCGGTGATCGTCACGTTGGCGGCGACCCAGCCCGTGTAGTCGTTCGTCGCCATCACCATCTGCCCGCGAGGCACTGTGCCGTTGACCGGAGCGGATGTCACCGTAACGTCAGCGAGAGCCGTCGCAGCGGCAGCGGCAAGGTTCTCGACATACCACAGCTTCACGCGGGTCAATGTCGATGCGACGGGCAGCGTTGCAGGGGTGCCGCCCACCGTGCCTGTCACGGCGTACACCTTGGTGATCGCCCCGGCGGTCAAGTACCGCTCAAATGATGCCGGGTAGGTCTGGCACGACGGGAACACGCCGTCGTCCCTCACCTGCGCGGTCAGAGCCACCGACACGCGAGCGTTTGCGTCAGGCATAACTCCCCCATGAGAACATCGAGAGCATTTCGTCCACGCCATACGGAACCGACGGGGCGTTGCCGATGTTGACCGCTACGGCCTCGCGCTGGCCGTACCAGTGGGCCGCTAGCATGAGGATCGCGTGCCGGATGGGGCGAGGCACGGCCTTGCCAGAGTCGCCGTATCCGGCCCACCAGCGAATCGTCACAGCCGCACGGATCGGGCCGGTCACCGGCCAGTAGCCGTTGACGTTGGGCGTTAGGACGGCTGGCACGGCTGCTCGCTGGGCAAGGAACGTCCCTGGCTGGCTTGTGATGACAGGCACGGCCTCAGTGACGGGCAACTCTTGCAGCGTCACGTTGAGGTAGGACACCTCAATCGTCTGACGGCTCGGCGTTGGCGAGAACGGCGGCATCGGGAGCGGAAGCTCGATGCCGATAGGAAACGTATCCAGCTTCATTTCCAACCGCGTATCGACGAAGCACCGCTCGATGCGTGTCTCGCAATACTGCCTCGCCGCCATGATGAGGCCGAGCAGATAGTCGTCCTCGTCCTCAGTTTCGACGCGGACGTGTGCCTTGAGTTCCGCGAGCGAAACCGGCTCCACAATTGGCTGCACGATTCGCTGCAAAGAGCGATACCGCCGCCCGGTTTCGCCAAGGTAGAAGTTTGTGAATACGAGGTTGTTGTATTGCACCGAGCGTCCCTTCAAAGAAAGCGGGGAGGTAGGCTTGGGCACCTACCTCCCCGCATCTTGTTCACGAGGCTTGCGGGCTTCCTTGCCCTCTAATCACGTCCTGCAATCAAGCCTTGGTCTGCATTGCCACGATCGCTCCGACTTCGCTCGACGTGCCAGTGCCGTGCACGGCAATGTCGAAACGGTTCACGGCAACCATGAGGGTCTGGTCGAGTTCCGCGTAGCGGTCCTGACTGGTGCGAATCGTCATGGCCTTGCGGTCGCCGTAGATGGCACCGAGTTCAAGGTCGCCGAACAGCACCTTGGTCTTGGCCGCGTCGGCACCGAGCACGCTGTCCATTACGTTGACCAGCACCACCGGGTATCCCATGAAACGCAGGCCGAGTGCGTTCTGCACGTCGTTCTGGTTGTTGCCACCCGCGAGGCCGGTGCCAGAACCGCTGGTGAGAGCGAGCCGCTGCATCGACGCCGCGAAACCGGCGGGCGAGATAAACCACTTGGCGTTCGACCTCGCATAGAGCGGGAGAGCCGCCATAGCAGACGTGAAGTCGGCAATGGAGAACGTCTCAAACCCGGTGGCCGTAGACGATCGGTAGCGGCCAGCAAGTGCCACTGCGGGCGATCCGCTGGTCGCCTCCATCGCCTTGACTACGCCCGTGATTCCGCCGTAGGTCGAGGTGCCGTCACCAAGGAACCCGGCAACGTCAGTCGTCTGGGCAAACGCCCGTCCGATTTCAGTCACGATGTACGAGGACAGATCGATGATCGAGTCGGCCAGAATTTCGTTCGACAGACGATTGCTGACGGCGAGCTTCTTGGCAACGAGGTTGACTCGCGACCACGATGCGTTGGAATCGCTGATCGTGTTGTTTTCCGAAACCCAATAGCCGGTCAGCCCGCCCGAACGCTTCGGAATCGAAAGCGTCTCGGCGGTCATTGTCACGTTGCGGACGTTCTTGACGAACTGGCCGTACTCGTTGACCAGCACGATGACTTCCTCAAGCACCGGAGCCGGGAGCAGATTGCCACCGAGCGTGTCGGTCGTGTAGCCCTGCGCCCGATACTCGGGAGCGTTGTCAGCGATCCACCGCTTGGCATCGGCATCGCCGAGAGCGGAGCGGAAGAACTGCCCGGCCTTGTAGGCACGCTCGCCAACGTCGGCACCGGGGCGGAAACCACGAACGTGCGAAACACGCGGGACGGCGAAGTTGGGCAGCATGGACTTTTCCTCGGTGATGGTGGCCGCGTCAGCCTTGACGACGACCGGGGCAGGGGCAGGAGCGGCACGGTTCAAAACCGCACGCAGTTGGACTTCCTTGGCGGCAATCTTTCGCAGCCGGTCGATCTGGTTCTTGAGGTTCTCGGCCCGCTGCAGGAGTTCTTCCTGCTTTGCGGTCCGCTCAGCAGACGCGACCTCCGTCTCGTTCTCATCCGAAGCGGCTTCGCCCTCGTCGCCCAGCACGCCCATCTCAGCCAGGACGTTGGCGAGGGTGTCGAGCAGCATCTTGACTTGCTTGCCGTCTGCGACAACGTCAGCGGCGGGATCGACGGGCATCGGGTCAGCCATGAGAGAGAACCTCCAAGTGATTCGTGAAAAGGCACAATGCCTCTGCCATCGAACGTAGGAGGAAACGGCAAACCCGTCGCTGCGATGCGTTCTATGTAGAACGCTTGCGGATGTCGGCGGCTCGCACGATGCAGCGGCATCGCGTGCCGCACAGCTTGCACTCAAGGTAGCGAAGCTGAAATTCACCGCGCGGCTTGCTGGTGATCGTCCTCATGCGGCCCTCGCCGCACTCGCACGTATCGCCGGATCGCTTCTTAGCGTGCAGCATTAGCTTTGAGCCACTCCGTGAGTTCAGCACGTCGAGCCTTGAGTTCCGCAGCCCGCAGGGACAGTTGCTCTTGAGCTTCTGTACGCTGTTTCGCGTTTCGCAAAACGAAGTCGAACGAACGTCGAGCAACGTCTAGGCCGCCATCGCCATACGCAGGATACGTCACGGGGCCAACGTCAAAGAGTTCGCCCACCCGCGTGATGGTGCGGATGTGCCGCCCGTTCTCATCTACGCTCCACTGCGCGCCGTCGCGGGCAATGGTGAACGCGAACGAACTGCCACGCACGATCCCGCCTTCTACTAGCGCAAGCAAATCCTGCCCGTAGGTCGTGGCCGGAACCGGGAACTCGTATCGCAAGCCAATGTCGTCTACGCTTAGCTTGAGCGTGTCGGGGTAGCGAGCCAGCGGCATATTGCTGTCGTGGTTGAACAACGCCCGCGTCATCAGCGGGTTCTTGCGGCCGCGCCGCTCGGACACGATGGAGAACGCGCCGGGGTCGATTCGTTCGGTGAACTCACCGACCGCACCGTCCAGCGAATCGACGCCGAAGCGAGCAGCGTAGCCAACAATGTAGGCAGTCTTTTCGTCGCTCCCCTCGGATGCGGCCCGCCGCTCGACACGGAGCAGGGGCATCTCCAAGCCTTCCTGCTCGACGGCCACGAACCGTCTCTCAATGTTGCTGTTTTCCATCGCTGAACTCCTGTCTGTGTCGGCTGCGTCCATTTGTCTGACTAGTTTTGAACTCCACGACTTCCCGGCGTCACCACCCCACAACGCCCACGCGATTCGACCGGCACTGGGGAATCCGTCCTCTTTGGGAGAAAACCCCTTACCCTTCTTGTCCACCTCGTGCCGAGCAAAGTAGCTCGCCATCCGCCTCGCCGTATCTGGGCTGATAGTCTTGCCATTCGACAAATCGCGAGCGCGAGCCACGCCGACTGCCGTTCCGCCACGGTTAAATTTCTTACGCCACTCAAGCCCCTTCTTGGCCTCAGAGCGAACGCCAGCCGGCGGCGTAAAGTCGATGTTGTCATACGGCATTAGGAGCAGGCTCCAGTTGAGCATTTGAATTGACACCGCTCACAATGCCGACCACTTGCTCATGCGTTAGCTGCGGGAACGCTGCCTCGACAACGGCAACGGCACCATCCTTTGTCAGCAGCCCGGTTGAGATGTTTGCCAGCACTTGCAGGAGTGATTGAATCTGCGAGCCATTGAGCTGTGCTTCAACGGCCTGCGTGGCCTCGCTCGTCGGTGAGGTCTCGCCACCAGCAGGCGACGGCACCAAAGACTCCTGCGCCATCTTCTCCACCGTCGTCATGTTCAGCGGGAAATAGTGGACGTTTCCGCCGTCGATGGGATTGAGGTTTTCCATCGCACGCACTTCGTTAATCGAAAAGATTCCGCGATCTAGCCCAGACGAGTAGTACGCCGACCGAGCGGCAGCGTCGCCACGCAGCAAGTGCGACGTGTCGAAAGAAGCGAAGTAGCCGACAGGCTGGGCGATCAAATCGCGTGCGATGGCTTTTTCAAAACGTCGCAGCCAAGGCAGGATGGAGTATTGGAGAAAGTCGATACTCTGCTGCTCGATGTTGCTATAAGTCGCGCGGCTCAAGTCGTGAACCATGTGTCCTGGCACGCGATACAGGCGGCAGATTTCTTCGATCTGGAACCGACGGGCGTCAATGAACTGACTGTCCGTATTGGTTGAGCCAAGCTCATGGGCCTTCAGACCGCCGGTCAGCACTGCAGTCTTGCTGCTCTTGTCTGGCCCGCGATGCAGCCGCTCCCAGTTCTCGCGCAGCCGCTCCGCAGCCTCGGGAGCCATGTTGCCGTCGGTCTCAAGCACCACGCCGGGGCGGGCGCCATTGCCGAAGTACCGCGCCCCGTGCAGTTCGCACGCACGGGCCAGCCCGATGGCTTCTTTGCCGAGGTCAATCGGTATGCTCGGATTGATGCCGTCCGAGGAAAACCACGTCACGCGGAAAATCTGGTCCTGTGAGTAGATCGTCTTTTGTCCGGTCGGCTCGGTGTAGGTGAACCGCAGCCTGCCGTTTTCGATCCGCTCGGCCTTCATGCGACTCGGGTGCAGCGGAATGAGTTCAGAAACCGCACCGGCTGGGCCGGGGACAATCTCTGAGTAGCACGCACCCCACAGGCACAGGTGAATCATCGACGTCTCAAGCCACTCAAACGAAGTTTGCCAAGAGTTCGGCTCAACACTCAGAAGGTGATCTAGCCAGCCAGGGCATCGAACGCGGCTACCGTCGGCAAGCCGCTCGTAAAGGTGTAGAGGCAGGCTTGCGACCGTTTCGGACAGAACACGAACGCAAGCCAGCACGACCGTCGAGGTCTGCAAGGCGTTATCGCTGGTCACGCGAACGCCAGACGACGCCCCGCGAGAGAACCCGTAGTCGTCGTCAAGCAGAGAGCCGAAGAACCGCCGCTCTGGCGAGATGTCGTAGATGCCAGACTTGATTTCGGATTCAAGGCTCATAGGAGAATGATCTGCGGTTCCGGTGCTGGCGGTTTCTGTTCTTCGCCGATCCAAGCACCAATCGCCATGACCAGTGCAATGATGCCGTCCACCCGCTCGCCGCTGTTCTGCTTTGGTTTGAGTGGACGAATCAACCCCTCGGCGTTTTGCCTCACTGCGACGTTGTTGCTTTGCCAATCCAAAACCGGCGACTGATGCCGTAGCTTGCCGTTTGCCAGCATTGTTTCCAGTTGACGGCTCGGAGCGTTCATTCCGGCAAACCCTTGCGGGTATCGCTTGACCGGGATGCCCAGCCCATCCAACTGATTGCTCAAGTGCGTTGCGTTGTACGGGTCAACCGCCACAAGCCGCACTTGATACTTCTGGCAAAACTCCTCTACGTCACGCCGAATGAAGTCGTAGTCGGTCACGTTGCCGGGCGTTGCGACGATGTGACCCTCACGGACAAATTGTGAGTAGGCAAAGCGATCTCGTCGCTCGCGATCCTCCATCATGTCCGCAGGGATATAAAACTTCGCCAGCACGTCCACGCCGCCATCCGCGTCTGGAAACACGGCGACCATCGCAGACGTATCCTGCGACCATGCCAAGTCGAGGCCGACCCAGCACGGCTTGCCGTCAAGTGGCTCGGCGGGAGGCAGCGAGCAGGCAGACCACATTTCCGGCTTGATCCAGCGAGTATCCTGCTGCGTCCAACAGTTGAGCCGGTATCGCAAAAAGCCGTTTTGCTTGCTGGTGGAGTTGGCTGCTTCTCGTGCTTCGGCGGCAAAGTCGGTAGGGTTGATCGTCACGCCCCACGACGGGTTTGCGTCGGGCCAGACTTCCTCTTCCTTCCAGCGGGCTTGATCCTCAACCTCATAGATGCACGGGTAGAACGTCGGGTCAACTTTCCAATCTGCCAGCACGCGCTTCGCGTAACTGTATTGCTCGTAGCAGATGGAGTTGCGGTCGTAGCCAGCCGTCGTGATGCTGACGAGCATGGGTTGGCTGCGAGCCGCACCGCCGTAGCGAAGCGAGTCAAACAGCCTCCGGTCACGCTGAGCGTGTAGCTCGTCGAACAACAGCCCGTGAATGTTCAAACCTTCGGCACGAAACGCATCAGCGGATAGGACGCGATAGAAAGACGCCTCTTTCCTGTTGACGATGCTCCTTCTGGAGTCCACCACTTCGACTCCACCGCACAGCATCGGAGATGCACGCACCATGCTGGCTGCTTCTCGAAACACTATCGATGCCTGTTCCCTGTCGGCGGCTGCGCCGTATATTTCTGCCCCTCTCTCTCCATCCGCTAGCAGCATGTAAAGGCCAAGGCCTGCCAGGATCGTAGATTTGCCAGACTTCTTGGCTGTGCTTATGTAAGCCATGCGATATCGACGCATCCCGTTGTCCACTCGCACCCAGCCGAAGAGATCCTCAAGCATTTGCTTTTGCCAAGCAAGAAGCGAAAACGGCTTGCCCGCAAAACGCCCCTTGCTGTGGCAAAGAAATGTCTCGAAAAATCTTACGACATGCGAGCCTAGGTCTTCATTGTAATAGAACTCAAGCCCCTGAGACTCTGCTTCTCTCTTTGACAAACGAGGCAAGAGGATCGCTTTCTCGGTCGGCATGGATAGTCACCTGTGACCTGCTGCTCGGTGTCAGCCCGAACTCTTGTTCTATGCGGAGCAGCAAGACGGCGAGCTTCGTCATCTGGCTCGCGTACGGCGTAACCTGCATGTACTTGATTCGCTGCCTTCTCTTCTCTGGGTCTGCCGGGTCGGTTTCAAAAATCGTCAAAACGTCACCGTTTCGCCGAACGTAGTCGTAGTTCTTCTTCCACTGCTCCCAGAGCGTGCAGTATCGGGCGATTGTCTCTACGTCTGCTTCTGTGAGTACGCGCATGCGCGCCAGGACTGGCGTCACCTCAAGCCACTTCTGCAGGGCAGCACCTTCGAGCCAGATCGGCGGAGATGGCATATTGTCGAAAAGTTCTGGCGTCGGCTCGCTTGTGTTCAGTGCTTCCTTGCTCGGGTTGCCGCGCATGTACTTTAAGATGCTCGGCTGTGGGGCTGGCCCGCGTTTGCCCATTGCTTCTCCTTCATGCGAGTAAAGAGTCTGGTGTCGCAACTCGAACTACAGGGAGAGTCTTGAGTCTGATGTTCACAACGCCTCCAGCTTTCTCGTAGCAAGATGCAAGACCAGCGTGACGCTTCTCAATCTGTTTGAGCTCTTTCTCGTGGTCTTCCTGTCGTCGTTCGTCCGTGCCCCCAAGCTCCTCTCTCATACCGCCTTCGGCGAAATACTTTGTCTTGGGACACAACCAATCAAGTCTAACAACTACTCCGTACTTCCTGAACGATCTCAGTGTGGTCTCGAAATCTTCACCTGAAGAGACGATTGCCCTGTCCTCACCGCACAGAACGCTGTCTCCTGCGTAAGTTCCGTGAAAGATGCCGCAGATATACCGCAAGCCAGCACTCGTTGATCGCTTCATGTAGAAGCCGTTCTCGAAAGCAGAGATGCCCCACAGTCGCGCGCCGTGCGACTCGCAAGTTGTGAAGCCGTGGGCAACGATGTCGTCCAGCTTGCCTGGATACGCAACGAGGTCGCCCTTCTTCGTGACTGTCTTCAGCTCGTACAGATCGTCGTCCACGTTGAGCAGGCGAGTTCCCTTGGGATACATCGTGTTGTAGAAGCGACGCTGCGCCAGCAGGCCCGGAACGCCAACGGCGACGCTGACTCCGGTACCGCTCAGTGCTTTCTTGTAGTCCGCCTCGTCGCTCTTGTCTGCGACGTACACGGTCATGCGATCTGGTGCTGCTCCGAGTCTCGAGAGCGTGGCGATTGTGCGCTCACGACACACAACCGGCCTGCGATACGACGGAATGGCGATCTTGTAGTCCATCAGCGTTCTCCGTAGAGGGCGGCGTGCTGCGCCGCGAGCGAGCCGGGTGACTTGATGAGCGGAGCAAACTCCGCGAGCCTCGGTGCCCTTTCGCTCAGGCTGCGCTCGACTGCGCCCGCGCGATCCCGGCCAGACCCCGCGAAAGACGAGCCGCCGCCGTCGCTCAACACAGCCCCGCGAATCCACTCCGGAACGCTGCTGAACAGCGGCAGAACGAGGCCGGAAGTCTCGATTGCACGCCGAGCAGACTCGCCGTGTGTGTCAACTGCCTCGCCGTAGTGAAGCGGAATCGCTTTCCTGCCGCTTTTCGTTTTTCCGTCGCGCGCCGCAGTGTAGTGGTCTTCCCAGACACCGATGTCGAGCTTCTTAAAGCCAGCCGCCATGATGTTCCGGTCGCCGTGCTTTTCGACCCACTGCTTCCGGCTCAGGGCGATGCTGCGAATGGCCCGCACAGCAACGAACACAGGAGCCTGCTCGATTGAGTCCTTCAGGCAGGCGACGCCGCCGAGCATGGCCGCTGCTTTGCTGTGAACCTCGTCGCATGGCGTGTCTTCGATGTTGATCGCCAGAAACGTCAACTCAAGCCCGCTCGGGTTTATTTTGAACGAGTCAGGCTCGCCGAGCAGCGTCGCACGCAGAGCGCACTCGCATGATGCTCCGATTGGATCGCTTCCTGAACGCGGCGATGGAATGGCTTCGTTCGTGTAGTAGTGGTTCTGCTTTCTGTTGCAGACGATGGCGATGTTGTTGACCGGTCGCTTCCGGTTGAACTTCCCCCAGCCGATTGAGTTGATGTGCGCGCCGAAACGCCGAGGCGAGTTCTGCTGGATCGAGGCGAGCGCACGGTGCATCAAGAAGTGGCTTCCGCTGCGGCGCATCGTCGCGAAGATGATCACCGGAATCTGATTGTCGCTCACTTGCGTCTCAGGATCTTCTTTGTGAATGGATCGCCAGAGACGGCCTCGGCGATGATCGCGTCTGTCGCTTCGTTCGGCAGAGGCATCGTGTCTCTGCCCGACTTGTCTGGCAGCAGTCCGGGCCGGTTCGGAGGAACGTCACATCCGCGACAAACTCCGAAGTCGCGCAGGCCCATGTAGAGTCTGCGTCTGGCTGCGTCAAAACGCGGGTGATTCCAGAGCGAGTCGAGGCTCTGCGTCATCACGCTGCCGATCTTGTACTTCCCTTGCCAATCGTCGCAGCAGATAGCCACATTTCCGTCGTACCGAACAGCGATCTCTCGAAACGGCTTCGTGCAGCGGACTCTCTTGATTTCCTTGGCCGGCCCACCGCTGTTGCCTCCTTGGTTGTGGAGCTTGTGGTTTCCGTCCGTGTTGTCGCTGATGTCATGAATGATGACGATCTTGACTCCGTCGGCTCGGCGATGCGGGTTGCCTTCCTTCTGCTTCGGGTACTCGTACACGGGCACGCCCAGCTTGCGAACGAACTGGCGAATCTGCGGCACGCTGTTCGCGTGCTTGTAGTCGTCGAGAGCCAGCGTGTTCAGTCCACTGCCAAGCACAGCCTCGAACCTTCGCTGCTCTGTGATGCCTGCCCCGTTGCATGTCAGCAGGATGTACGCCTTCGGGAGCTTTTTGCGAAACGCAGTGATGATCTCAGGGAGCGACTTGTTCATTGTCGGCTCGCCGTGCATTGCGATCTCGATCCGCGAGTTCCAGCCGAGCCGCTTCATTTCACTGGCGATTCGCTCGGCCACCTCGACGCCCATGAATCGGTACGGCGACGAGCTGTCGCCGTGGATGCCGAGCTGGCGGCTGGCGTTGTTCTCCCGGATAGAAGCGATTCCGCAGAATGCGCACGCGAGGTTGCAGCCTTCCGTCGGTTCGATCTGGATGCTGTTCGGTGCCTGCATCCTGTAGACGCTTTGAGTCACTTGAGCTTCTCCCCGCGCTTCCGGTTCTTGGCCCACTCGACTTCTTCCTTCACTGGCTTGCAGTTGATCATGTGCTCGCGGTAATAGAACACCATCGAGATCCGCTCGTAGCCAACACGGAGATCCTTCAGCGGCGCGTTGCCGTGCCACTCGTGGACATCAGCGAGGCAGAGGCATCCATGAGAGAAGTCAACGGCCACACGCCAAGCCGGAAAGCATAGAAATCCTCCGCTGTACTTCCTGTTTCGCAGGCACGACATCACGCCGAAGCCAGCGTGCAAGTCTCCGGCGTCCTTGTGGGTTGCGGTTTGCCAGTTCTTGTTGATCGTAACTGTTGTGAAAGTGCTCTCAGGTATCACCCAATCGCTCGCCGTCTTGTCGGCGTACGACCTCTGCGCGGCCCACCTATCCGGCATCAGCTCGCGGAACCCCTCGTCGGCCCGAACAATGTAAGGCAAAAACTTCCTCCAAGCGGACGCCTGTTTGATGAGGAAAGAAGTCTGCCGACAGAACGGAAAACGCGCACTGCGGTCGAAAAATCCAATGATCCCGCTGTTGACCTCTCCGGCGCGAACAGTGTTGCTCACTGTTCCGTCTTCCTTGAGAGTCCGATAGCGAGTCTTGGTTCTCTCTGCCAGTGGTCTGTTCGTTCCGAGATCGACCATCTCAAGATCGCCAGCTGCAGCTCCGCGATTATTGTTTTTCACTGCGGCCTTGCGGCAGCTCGGAAGCACGGATGCGCAGAGCTCGTCGCTGAACCAGCATGGGCGGTAGCGAATCAGAGGAGTCCCGTCTGGTTTGTAGACATCCGCCGGCTCGTCGCCTCCGACAACGATGTCGTAGTTCGACTCATCCAGTTTGACGCCTAGCAGGTGGTCTGCTTCAAGTTTGCTCTTGCAGGTGTAGGAAAGCACGCTTCAGAGTCTCCATGACTGTGTCTGTGATGTTCTCGGTCCCGTAGTTCTCCGACAGAGCCATCGTCCACTGCTGGAACTCGGCGATGTTCGTCTCGTCCAGAAAGAGCTGCACCATGCGTACACCGCTCGGCGGTGGCGTGGTAGAATCGCTGCTCGATGGGTCGTCTTCTGCTTCTTCTGCTTCTTC